AAAAGCTGCAGCCGAGTCACTCTGGACGATGGCGAATTGCTGGATGCTCGTCGCTTTCATAAAAAAAACACCTCCTTAGGATAATTCTTTAGTTTTACCTTCGGAGGTGACTTCAGTCATCAATAATATTCAATTGTTAAGAACGGAATTTTACTCCTCTAACTATCCGTTTTATTATGATTTTAGGAATAGTTGGGTGAATAATTTTATCCGTCAACATCTGTGACGGCTCCCCTGTTCTCAACGCTTATTATTAACTTCAAGTCACCTCAATACTTAATATAAGTCCAGGCAACGTTGATGTCAAGGGTGTTTTGAATATTTTTAAAATGTTATACTTTGGCTGGAGGTGATTTCTATGCTATTTATGAAAAAGAAAAAGAAACCCGCTCCGAAACCATCTCGTGCTAAAAATGGACCGGAGCTGATCATATCCGTTCCGTATTCAGAGCACTTTAACGGCTTCAAGCGGGCAAAACTTGATTCGTATAATGATAAAGAAGCTGAGCGAGGTATCAAGGCAGTCCAGGCAGCAGAGACGATAGATCGGGTCAGCTTTGAGCTGTATCGCCCTGGTGGCGGAGTCAATCCCCTACTCCGCGTTTATGCCGATGGCCACAAGATAGGAACGTTGTGGAGCAGTTCCCGCCGAGAGCAGTTCGATGCGATTCTTGCAGGCAAAGTGGAAAAGGCCCACGTCGGCTTCAACGCAACTGATTCTTTCGTATTTCTTAAATACTGACACACAAAAAGACCCGAGGAACTTCCCCGGGTTTTCTTGTGTTGATGTAATAAAGGAGGTGACCCTGCGACCACTCCGAGTCGCCTTGATGTGGTACTGATTTAAAGGTCTATTTACATCTGTAGCATTTACCAACTTAATCCGTCTCGAACCAATCTGGATTCGCAACGTTGTACTCTTTGAGCCAATTTTTGAATATTGAAGTCATGTACCAATTGCCATGTAGCTTCTTAAAGTAGTGTTCCGCAAGCCTCAGGATTTCCGTCTCTTCCATCGGCTTCATCAGGATGAGGAGCAACAACTGTGTCCTGATTCCATCCTTTTCCAACTTGATCAGCGTGTCCTTTACCGACTTCTTGTCGTTATCTTCCGCTCTCTCCTGTTTGCGGTCATGTCGCTCTATCAGAAACTTGATGAAGAGGATAACGTTGCCACCTCCGAGGATGGCGAGTAAAACGTCACTCATTTCACTTCCACCTCCTTCTGATTCCGACAAGTGGTCTGCTCATTCCGCTCCATTTGCTTATCTTGACGCCCTCTTTCGGATTGGCAGCGTGGACGACTTTGCCGTTACCGATATAAATCGCATGGTGTATCCCAGTTTTGTTTTTATAGGTGAAGATGTCTCCCGGCAACGCTTTGCTTACATCATTACCGATTGACTTGCCCCATGAGGACAGCTTGTTATCCAGCTTGATTCCGTTCAGCCCATAAATAGCCTGTACAAAGCCAGTACAGTCCACGCCCGTTTTGAGATTCGTCCCACCTTTGACATACTTGACTTTGCCAACGTAGGACTTCGCAGTATCTGCTATCTTGTCGCCCAGCGTCTTCTTCTTTACTGGGCTTGTACTGGGAAAGACCTTTTTATTCAGATATGCCTGGAACGCTTTCACGCTCTTAGGACCGAACGCCCCGTCTGCTGTCGTTCCGATCAGCTTCTGCAGGGCTTTGGATGTCTTCACTCCCCAGGATCCGTCCTGAGTGACGCCCAGCTTTTTCTGTAAAGCCTTGACTGTATCTTTGCCGAGTACAGCGTCCACCTTCACTCCGAGCCATTTCTGCATGACGGCGATGGAGTTATATCCAAAATAGCCGTCAACCGTCAGTTTCTTAGTTGCATCGAACCCGGTCGGCTTGAAGTGTGGTCTGTAGCATCCGCAAATGTACTTTGCAACACGCGTTTTCTGTGCAACGATTCCACCGCTTGTGTTGCCCTCGATGGTATAGACCTCTTGATCAGATTTGCGTTCTCTTACAAAACCGATATGATCAGCTGTGCCATTCGGCTGCCAGTCGAAAAACAGGATGTCCATCGGCAAAGCCAGATAGATCGGGATCTGTGCGAGGTTCGCCCTGCACCAGCTCTGAGCGGTCGGGCAGTAGACCACCTTTTTACCGCCGTAAAAAAGAGGGCTGTCGTCGCCCTCATGAAAGATATAAGTCACAAAAGCACAGCACCATGCTGCACCCGATGGCAGTCCGCAGTATTTACGGAACCTTGCTCCACCCTGTCCGAGATACTTCCGTGCTATGTTAAAAAGCTGTTCGTTATTCCTGCCCATCGTCTGCCTCCTCAAGATATTCATCTTCGACGATATAGCTGTCCTCAGGCTCTTCGATGGTCTCGACAGGATTCTCACGCAGGGCCTTCATTTCACGAGTTATCTGCGTGCCGGTCATGCCCTCAACAGTAAAATCGTTGTTATAGTAAAGTGCGAACGCACCCGATACGATGGTCAGACTCAGCGAGATGATGTTGTATATCATGTTCGCTGTGTCGTTGCCGAGATCGACAGCTCCGACACTTGCAACGGCTTGATTGACGCAAGCTATAGCAAATGCGATGGTTCTGATTTTAGTTCCTTTGTTCATTTGATTTATCCTCATTTCCATTTGCCTACCGCATAGAGCGAGAAGCCAACTGACAATGTTTGTGATTGCGTACTGTATACATACGCATTAGCACTATTCTGCGTCATAGCACTTACGGATACAGATATCAAACCTGCACCGCTACTTGTGTTTGTCCTCGTTATCTGTAAAGATGGTGCACTAGTAAACAATCCCGATGGGAATGTGCAGAATGGGTTAACAGCCGCGTAGTAGCTACTCCCGTATGGATTAGTCATTGCATAGCTTTGTTGTGTCGTTAATTGCCAACACTCCGCCGTACCATCCGACCACTTGCGATATGTCCATCCGTTGGCTGTTCCTGTCTCAACCACGTTTGAAGCTGGCTCACTATTTCCACCACTCATACTGGATATACCCAGAGCCTCAGCGAGTGTCGTTGATAACGTGCCGAGTTCCATCTCCGTGAAGCGTTCCTGTAATACATCGTAAACGGTCTTTACAATCTTGAATCTGCCCACCATGTTGTAACGAGGGAACGCAACTTTTATTGTGTCGCATAATTGGCATCTGAACAGGTTCGTCAATGCCTGATACTCGATTGAGTCCGTCAAGCGAACGAACTTGACCGTGATGTTCTGCTTCGGAAGTAGTGCGTTGCTCGAATTAACATAGCTCTGTGCGTATGTCTGAAGCTGTGCCGTTGTCGGCTGACTCTCGAACTTGTCCGATAAATCCAATGGAACACACTCATCCCTGCCGTTGTAGGATGCTCCTGTTGCTGTTACCTGACTACCGACCACAGTAACGTCTGAGCCTGTCCAGTATGGGATAACTGAGGAATAGGACTCAGAATAATCCAGTTCCTCGTTGTAATCGGTCAAATCGACTCCGTAACGAATTGTAAAGTCCTTTGCTGTTCCTCGATTGCTGTGCAGTATGACACGGAATTTGTCCCACTCGTATTCGCCTCTGTATGTGTCAAGTATCGAACCCTCGACACCACCGAGAAACTGTCTGACCGTTTTCGGCACTCCGTCGGCAGCTGCCATGTATCCGCTGTCTGGCTGGTCTGATTCATAGGTAAACGGATTCGATGGACTTGCGTTCTTCAGCATGTTGAACGCAGATGCTAACGAGTTGATATTCGAGCCGTTAGCCACCATCTTGCTCATCCTGTAACTGATGTGCGTTGCATGGAATGTAACTTTGCCGTCGATTGGTCGGGTGCAGGACACGATATCGAATGGTTGTACATCGTTTGTGTCATCATGCTCCACAGCGATGATTCTGCCTAGTTTGATTCGGTCATAGTTCGAGCCGTTTATCGGATATGTGAAATCGCACTCATATATGCCGTTGCGTTCTTCCGTTACCACGCAGTCGATACAATCCCGAAGCCTCCCTAAGCCGTTACTGCGGAACTCTGTTTCGTTACTCTCATAAAGAATAGGAATCATAGTATCCACCACCTCGGTATTATCTTCAGACTTGTAACTGTGTTACTGAACGTGACCTCATTCGCTCCGCTCGCTAATGTCGGCAAATCAGAACCGAGGTCGATGTATGAGTTCAACGACGCATATTCTCCGTCCTCAATCTTGTACGCATCGCCTAAGTCACAATCAATGTACGTTGTGCCTGTCATGGTGGACTTGGTCGAATCCGCTGTCGCTCCGTTCCAGGATGGGTTATCGTAGGCGAATGTCTCTGGATGAGCCGTGATAGTAGCATTGTCGGACGCAGTCGCTGTGATGCTGACAGTATGAGTCGATGCAGTATAACTGATTGATATCGTGATATCCTTTGCGACTGTAAACGAGAACAGGTCTCCCCTGTTCAGCCTTGCCTGAAGCGTTGCGACAGTAGTGTTTGAATAGTCCGTATCCGATGCAAATGTTATCTCGCTGAACGTGGTCCTGAAGTGCATATTCTTCGTACCTGAACCCGAAGCGTATGCAGTCGAACCCGCTCCCGAAGTGCCTGAGACCTGTGGAGTGTCATATGTATAGGTGCTCGTTCCAAAGTGACAATTAACAGTAAACGGCTTTATCGTGATGGTATCCCCATCGTTGAACATCTCCGTCTTCAGTACAGTATCGGTCGGTATCGCTCCTGCATCTGCAACGTCAACGATTCCGTAAAAGCCTTCGTCAATGTCGATAGTATATCCGTTAAACTCAATCGACCCGTACCCCTCGACCTCAAGCAATGGACTAGCATCGAACGGTGTCGGGTTGTAAAGGATTGCCGGATCATCTCCGTACTCAACTGTCACCTCACCACCGCTCCACAGGTGGTTAGTGCCTGTGAGTAGCGCTATCTCTTGTGGGGTCAGTTGTACTGTGGTTGGGGTTGCGAGTTCGTATACTAACTGCACTCCATCCATTGCGGTTTTAAATGCTGTTGCGTCTGTGTAGGATGTGTCTGTGATTCTGACACCATAACCCCAATTCAAGCCTGCGATACACTTGTCAACCCCACCGCTCATTTCAGATTGTGAAACTGTCCTATACGCAGAACATACAAAACTAGCAACAGCAGAAGTGTTTGTGGTTACCTTTGCACCGATGTTTGTGGTAAGTCTGAATATCCCACTTTCAAGCGTCCAATTCAGCGTCCCCAAATCCACATACCCATGTGTTACCGTCAGTTCCCCACTCACCACATCAAGAGTGCCACCATATACTGTCTGACCTAGGGATGTGGTGTATGTGTTGCCGTTGCGGTATGGTGTCCATTCTGTAACAGATGAACCTACTTCTACCTGCATCTCAATCTTTGCATTAGTGATGATAGTTCCATCTGACCACCATGCAAATCTAGGATATACTGTGACATCTTCCGTAGGAGTGAATGTAACTGACCTTAACCTAGCATTTTCATTCAATCCCGAAACGCTTGTGAGATTTGTGTTGCTTGTAGTAGTCAGATAGCATTGCAACGATTGAATAGCATCCGAAGCATTCCGAATTGTTCCCGACAGAAACCTTATCGAATATGTGTAAGTTACACCCTTTTTCAGTTCAAGAGTTGCACCGCTAAATGGTGCATATGTCGAACCGCTTTTAGTGCCGTTGATATTAACGATTCCATCAGCGTCAGATGTATATGCAACACCTGCTGAAGTTCCGTTTATCTTACTTGCATCTATCAGATTCTTCCCCGACACGCTAGTAACCACTTCAGACCTACCGCTGATAGGACAGATGTTGGAATATGGCGCATAGGTTGTGACTGTTGACGGGTAGTTTATAGCGATGTCATGATTATACGTTGTTCCATAGTTACTCACAGCAAACCGCATGTATGACGCTTCGCTTGGAACTGTAAACGTTACATTAGCGACCTTCCTTGCATACGAGCTACCGAGGTATGTCTGATTCGCATCGTAGAACCGCAAGTCAATAACTTTCGTTCCTGTTGTTACGGCATAATACGTTTCGCCACTTGTAACAGGAATGTAGTTTTTGCTTCGTATAGCTGTACTCGAATCTGTATTTGTACCCGTTCCGCTACCTATCGAACCTTGTTCCCAATCTTCGTCCCATTTATTTGCGCCTGCTCCGCCTGCCCACGGCTTATCGTACCCGTTGAGATCTTGTATCGGATCCATGCCGAGTGTTAGCGATTTGACCGCAAGCAACCCGTCAGGATTTTCCACCGTTACAATGTCACCCGTTGCCGTTTCCGTGTTGCCCCACTCGCCCATAGATTGAGCCGATTCACCACTAAGTAAATACCGCTGTGGTTTACAGTTGAATTTCAAAGTGAACTCCGATGCCGTGTTGAACTTGACCGGATCCACTTCGAGTCCCTCACTGTAAACCGCCATGCGATACTCATCGGGATGGAACGTGTCACTGAGTCGCTGATATCCTGTCTGTGAGCAGATCGCGTTACGGAATGAGCGTAATGCCTGGATAAAGTCAGCCATCTCCGGCTCATAGTTGAACGCTGGATACTCGACCTCGATGTTCTCGTAATAGCCGAGGTCCATCGCAATAGCCCCGCTTCGCCCAGGGACTTGCACGTATTCGACCGCCCGCTTCGGTGCATTGAATACACCTTCACCGCTTATATAAATACCAAAATCGGCGGAGTTGACCCCGCCGAATATGATGCTGTTTCGCATTACTGCCATGCGAGCCTCCTTCTGTTTTCCGTTGCGATCAGTTCAGAGCGGACCGCCCTCGCGATCTCTCTGACATCCTGTCCCGGTGCAGCATACACGTTTATCGTGATGTTGCCCGAACCACGCTGAACAGCGTCTGTGATGTCGTCCATCTTCTTCCAGAATGGTGTCAACGGCATGATCGCTTCAGGACCGGCTTCACCAACACCGACACCACCGAGAATCGTTGCCCCGTCGATGATACCGCCCTTTGCGTACCACTTGACCGAGAACTTCGGAGTCGATGGCGGATTCAAACTAAACTTACCCGATATGCTGAAGTGCGGCAGTTTGAGCCCGGTTATGATCTTGCCGATCTTGAACGGGAAGAAGGCTTTTATCTTGTCAATAACTCCCTTGACCTTGTCCTTCATCGCATTGATCGGCTGCATAAATCTGTCACGAATACCAGCCGCCGCTTGCGTTACCTTGCCCCACAGAGCGGAACCGAGTCCTGTTATGATCGCAAGACCGATGCGTCCGATAGCCAGAACTATCTTCGGCAAATTCTTCAATAACGAGCTTGCAAAGTTCCCGATCATGTTCCCTGCGGCGCTGATCAGCTTCGGAATGGTTGTCGATGCCCATGCCGCCACCTTTTCGCCTGTCAGTCCATTCGCAACGGATGAGATACCCGATGCAAGCTGTGATATCAGACTCGATATGTTAGACAACAGCATCGGTACACCCTGACTCAGGAAGGTCCATATCGCACCCGGGAGCGACGAGATTATCGTCCCGAGCATCGGCAGGAAGTTCCCGAAGAAGAACGTGGACGCGGACGTCATCAGCTGGCTGAGTGACTCGTTTACGTTCTCGCCTATTGCCAGACTGCCCATGAAGTTCTCAGCCGATGCTTTCATTGCAGCGAACGAACCGCTGAACGTCTGCGACGCTTCTTCTGCCGCTACTCCAGTCAGACCGAGATCGCCCTGGATAACGTGGATAGCATCGTAAACATCTCCGAGATTGTTGATGTCGTAATGGACGCCCGTCAGCTTCTCGGCATCCGCAAGAAGCCGTTCCATCTCGGTTTTCGTACCACCATACATTTATGTTCACACGAGGTCGCTAATCTCGTGCCGTTCTCTTATGAACTGCTATATGTCACCATATAGGTCAGACTATCTCTTCAGTCTTTCGACTGCCACGCACTTCCACCCGCTTGGGTGTACTCTACTCCATTAAAAAAGCACCCTATTGGATGCTCTCTCTGTTTCGATAGTCGTTACACTTTCACATATCATTTGCAGTATTCAAACTTATATCCACGCATCTTTCCACGTCTACCAATGTGACCGCCCTTTAACATAAGTGTTAAATTACCTTGCGAACATCCAAAGTGTTCGGCAGCATCAGCAATCCTATCGAAGAACATTACACTGTCAACGTCGCCCCATGCCTCATGACCACCGCCACGTTTCTTGCGAATCTCTATATAATGCTCCACCTTTATTCGCTCGCTCCGCACTCCGTTCGTGTCGAAACGCGAATTGTTCTCGGAGTACGTTGCCCATCTCAAATTTGATAGTGCATTGTTCTGTCGATTACCGTCTTTGTGGTCAATGCAAGGTTTGTTCTCGGGATTAGGGATAAACGCTTCCGCAAGCAATCTGTGGACAGTGACCTTATTAGCCTTATTGTCTTTATAGAGGTCTACTGTTAGATATCCATTAGCTGGATTTGTATATGCGGACTTCATCTTCCCCGTTGAATCGTTTCTGATTTGACCGAGTTCGTTGATTGAATAGTTTGAATTTCTGCTAATTTTGACCCATTTCATAATATTACCTCGTACTTGCTATTTTTATTTTATTATACCAAATACGAGCAAACGAGTCAACAATATGCGCTTAGCACGGTATTGTCTTACGCAACAAGCGCAAGAGTTTCACCGTTTTCACGTGGTTTATACTGAGCAATTTGGTACTGTCTACCCAGTTTTAAGTTGTCCAACATCGTATAATTTTGTTTCGCAAAACCTTGATAAGCCTGTTGTATCGAGCCGATGTCCGTGCCCATTTTAGCGGAGTTGTCCGCCATATCTAGGATGGCCTGATTCGCCGCCTCAGCCGCTTTCGTTACATCTCCGCCGAACGCACTCTTCAAGGCCGCTCCGAATGATACAGCCTGTTCCGAGTAGCTATTCATCGAGATGCCAGCGGCAGCCGCTTCTCTTGCGTATCCCCTCGCTGCGTCGGCGGCTTCGCCATAGAGCGTATCAAGTCCACCGAAGTAGGACTGCTGGAGCTTTGCACCTTCGCTCATTGCTCCCTTTACACCTTCGACAATGACCGCCCCGATTGCTGCAGCGGCGAGCGCTTTCTTTGCGAACGCACCTATCTTTGTACCGGCCGCTGTTCCTGCGCTTTCCGCCTCGCCTCCGAGCAGATTGGAGATCGACCCGCTTATGCCTTTGGCTTGTGGTTGTATCTGCACATACGCAGTTCCAAGTGATCCTGGCATGTTTAATCTCCTCTTATTCTGGCGAGTGTCGCCTCAAACTCTTCCACAGTACGGAAGCCCATCCCGCGATTCGCCTTTGTTTTATCTTCGCCCAGAATCATCGCAAGGATTGACTCCGGTCTGTTTTTCCCTTTTTCTGCTTCTTTCGTGAATCCGTAACGGAACATCTCCACACGGTCCGCTATCGTTGCCAATAACAGCGTGTCCTGCGATACAGGTGTTCCGGCGGCTTTCAGTTTGATCCTCGAATCATTCCTCAAACCAGCAGATAAGGTCGCCACCAGTTTGACCGGAAGCGACCTGTAATCAAATATCTGATATGTCTCAGCAAGGTCGCAGATAAGTGCGTCCTCATCGAGTTCGATCATGCTGGCGAGGATTATGAGTTTTTTAATTCATTAGCGGAGTTCAAAATCTCAGATAATGCGTCGACCATTGTATCAGCCGGTGTCACTCCATCAACAGCCAGATGTTCCGCAAGTCTGTCGACCTCTTCTTCGCCGCCCAGTAACATCTCCGCGACATCTACGATCAGGCCATACTCGCCTTTGTCGAGCTTGCGGAGTGCTGTCAGAAGCTTCCAGTCGTTGAGACTGGTCTCATTGATCTGGACTTCAAATCCGTCCTTGAGTTTAATTGTCATAGATCACCTCCGGCAGTCTTATTAGGACTGCTTAATGTACTCGTAGTGAGTGTTGCCGTCTGTATCCGGCAGGGCTGTGATGGTTACCTCATAGCCAACAGCATCAGAGTCGGTGTACGAGATGTCACCGAGTTCGGAGATCTTTCCGTGAGGGATTACGATTCTCTTAACGGTGTTACTATTCATGACCATGTCGATGACCCATACACCCTCTTCAGGTTCGTCAGCATTGGCTGTAACTGTGATGCCTGTGCTGAGTGTGCCTGTAACGTTGTCGGATCCATATACTGCTTTCAGGACCTCTTCATTGAGGACCTCGATCAGCGTGGTCTGGAATGTGTCGGTCTTCTCTTCCTGGATGTTGAGAACTGTATCTCCGCCCCATGCCTTGATATCTGTTGTCGATGGACTGTTAGAGTTTGTCAGTCCGTCTTCACTACAGTATCCAAGTGCCTTAAAAGCGGCTGCGAGTGCAGTTGTTGCATCTGTTGGAAGAGTTGTCCCTTTAGCGGCTCTCCAAACGGCACCACCGATCGCCGGCTTTCCTGCACTTACATTTCCTACTGTCTGTGCCATTTATATCCTCCTAATAGTGAGTAATATCCCACACGGCTTGCCAGCGGTACTGCTTCGAGGCCGTGTTCGTAAAGTTGTAATCTGTTGTCAGCTCGCACCGTGTTACCTGTGCAAGTTCTGCGAAGCCTTCCATCTGTGCCGTGACCTGATCATTCAACTGCATCGCCTCGATAAGTGACGGAGCATATGACTGGATCGCGATTGTCGTGGTAACGATGTGATTGCTTCGGGTGCTTCCTGTCTGCATTAACAGAACATAGTTTGTTAGCGCCTCAGGAGCTTCTGCGTACACTTCGACCGGAAGGTTTTCGTTAAGGTATTCAAGTAAATCCACAAGTATCATCTTCCACCTCCAAGCGCCTTAAGCAGGGTGTTGTTCTGTGCGTTGTCAGCCACAGCCGCACCGTTATTCGCTCTGATCGTTGTGATAGCTATCCAGTTGATGGTCTTAGTATCAAATCCGTACTCAGCCTCATCTATCTGCTTCATTCCGTTTGCAGATGCAGCAACGGCAGCACCCTTTTCATTGAGGATGCTTTGCATCGCTCCGCTCTTCATCAGCTCATTGAGTCCCGGAAGATTCAACTCGAATTTAACCTTGCTCATACCTCTCAACCTGTACCTTCGTATTCCACGTGGTCGGGATCATCACCTCGATGCCCAGAGTAGGCATCCCGATGATTCTCCAGTCCTCATCAAAAAAGCGGACCTTCTTGCCCGCTGTCCAATCGTGTGTATCGCCTTTCGGGATCCCAAGCTGATATACCGCTCTGCGTCCTGTCAGATTGTATGTGTCAAGTATTTCGGTTGTGCTCATCGGAGCAACCAGCACGTTGTCCACATTGACAGGAGTTTCCGTGCATATCGGATGGTTCAGAGCGTCGGTGCCTGTTTTTTCCCTATCGTATAACGTGACCGTGATGCCTCTCATGCTTCCGCCTCCTCTGGTACAAGTTCCTGCACCGGACTGTATGAGCCGATAGCGTTGCCAGCGCCCAGGATCTTCTTCTCAAGCTTCCCGATGTAAAGCTCACCCGCCGCACCAGACCCGATCGTCCAGCTTTGCGAGTAGCCGAGTGCGGACATGCTTCCCTGAGTAGCACCCATTGGGATGCCGGCATCGGTTCCGTCACCAAGCGCACGGACCACCATCCGACAGGATACGGTCTTCTTTGCGTCAGCACTTGCATTTGCATTATAGGCATCGATGATTATGGCTGCGTCATCCAGGAGCGAAGCACAGACGGTCTGCTCATCGACAGACAGCGAGCGTGTCAGCCTTGCCTGGACATCATTAATTGTTGCATATGCCATAACGATCACCTCACTTTGTCTTTTTAGCCTTTGGTTTGCTCTTCGGCTTTGCTTCAGCTTTCGGAGTGTCGGCCAGTTTGTGACCAGCCGACACGTATTCCTCTACCCTGCTTTCCGCGACAAGCATTTCGTTGCCGAAGTGCTTATTTATCATCTTGACCATTACGGAGTAACAGTCAGTCTGTTGAAGCATGTGACATCGGCGCGGAATCCGATCTCGATCTCTGCTCTTACTGCGAACATGTTCTGCTGGAACAGGTTGATTGTGTCGTTGCCCGATGTGAGTGTAGCGTCAGAGCTGTAATCAAGTCTGATGCCCTCAACTGTTCCGTACATAGCCTGTGTCCAGTCGCCAGCGATACCTACAACGTGGTTGGTGCTGTCATAGATGCCCTTGCTGAGAACTGTCTGTGCTCCGAGTACGATAGGAACTGCGCCCTCTGATACGTTGTTGATGAACAGAGGTCTGCTGTCTCCGTCAACTGCGCCGAGCAGTACGCTCTTGCCCTGTGGTGAAAGTGCGATGCCGTTCATGAGTCCACCGTTTGCAGCGATGTCGCCATCAGCAGCAACGAGGCTTGAGTATGTATTAGGATTTGAGATGTTCTGTGCTGTTGCAGCGGCAAATGTGTCGAAGTTGCTTCCAGGTGCCTGTACTGCGCCGACTACTGTTGCGTCGAACTTCTGAGCGAGTGCTCTAGGGAGTCTGCGAACAAGTTCGTCATACAGACCAGCTGCGTCTCTTCTGAACTCATTGGAGAACGGAACGATAACTGCGAGCTTGTATGCGCTCATCAGCTTGCTGGACAGTCCCGGATTTGCTACTGGCTTTACGCCTGTTTCTGCTACCCATGCAGCTTCAGGGTCTGCTGTTACTACTGGAATCTCAACTCCTCTGCCAGGAAGCTCGATCTGTCTTGCGAGCTGCATAACAGCGGATTCAGTCTGCATCTTTGCGAGGATTTCTCTTCCCATCTCAGCTGGGAGTGTAATATTGCTTCTGTTGGTTGGTGTAGGCATAGTATTTATCCTTTCTCTTTAAACATTCTCGTCGAACCATTCTTTGAACAGTTCGCGTGTGGTTCTCTTTGCTGTCCCGATCGGGTCGCCTCCGTCTGGAACGCGAGGATAACCGTTCGGTGTTTTCTGTGATGCCCATGTCAGAATTGCCTGAGCCTGAGCCTCACATTCTTCCTGACTTGCCCCTGTTAACAGGCTCGCAGGAACTCCTGTTGCGTTTGCGACCTCGTCGCGCAGATTCCTCAGTTCTGTCTCTTTCCTGATGGCATCGAGTTCTTTCTGCAAGCTGTCCGCTCTTTCATTGGCCTTCTGTAAGTCGGATTTGCCCGCTTCAATCTGCTCGTCATACTTTGCCGCCTTTTCCTTCAGGGCTTCGTAGTC